ATTTATGCTAATACTTCTACAGTTGCAGCTAAATTTAGTTTAAGCCAAATAACCTTTAACCATCCTGTAACAGGCTCAAATATAAGTGCAAGTGGAGATTTATATGGTACAAATCTCTATGGTGCAGATGGAGTTTTCCATGACAATGATGCAAATACTGGTATAGAGTTTGGTTCAGATACCATAACCATAAAAGAAAATAATGTACAATCTGCAAAATTTGCAACATCAGCTGGAAATTCAGTGGGTAATGCTTCTTATAGGATGAGCTTAACAGGATCTCAGATTCTACTAAATTCAGCTCAAGTAGTTGCTCAAGGACCAATAACAGCATCAGGAACAATAAGTGCAAGTAGTTTTATACAAACAACAGAGATTAAAGGAGGAGGTTCAGGTGATACACAATTAAATGTACAAGGCCACATAACTGCATCTAAAAATATAAGCTCAAGCGCCGATATAATAGCTAATAGATTTGTTGGTACATTAGCAACAGCAGCCCAAACAAACATAACATCATTAGGTACTTTAGCTACTTTGACAGTAAGTGGAAAAGGTACATTTGGTGATTTAGCAATAGAAACAACTGGTACAAATGCTATATTAGAACTTGAGAGAGCTTCAGGTGCAGAATTAAAATTAAAAGCACAAGATAATCAATCAAGAATAACATATGAAGGTGGACCTTTAATGTTTGATAGAGATGAAAGTGGAACAAATTCCCTAACAATAGGTGTAGGAGGTCACATAACAGCTTCAGGTAATATAAGTGCAAGTGGAGCTATATCTGGACCAGCTGGTTTTAGAATATTTTCAAAAACAGGAACTACTGATGGAGAAGGTCAAGGAGATATAGTTTATTTTGGTGGCACAACATCAATGACTGCAGGAGATATATATCATTTCAAATCAGATGGTACTTGGGAATTAGCAAACTGTAATGCTGCGGCAACTAGTGATGGTTTACTAGGTGTAGCTTTAGGTGCATCATCTGACGTAGATGGAGTATTACTTAGAGGTACAGTTACTCTACATACAATTGATGGTTCTGAATCTGTAGGAGATGTGTTATATCTTTCAGAAGATAATACAGGTCATGCAAATATGGCACCTCCAGGTGGTAATGGTGATATAGTTAGAGTTATTGGTTATTGTTTAGATGCCAGTAATGGACAGATTTGGTTTGACCCAGATAAAACATTTGTAGAGGTGACTGCATAATGGCTATAAATAAAATATCTGCACTCGCAATAGCATCAGTTAATAAGGTATCTGCACTAGCAAAAGCATCTATTGCAAAGGTAAACGAGGTAGTTAATCAATTATTTGCAAATACCAAAGCCCTAACACATGGCTTTACAGAAACTGCAGGAAACTATGCAACAAATAAAGGAGATTCTGTAGTAGCCGGTAATAGGAGTAATTCCGGAGGAGCTGATTTACCAACATCTTTTAATTTTACTCAAGATACTGCATGGTCAGTTAATTTTTGGGTAAGAGTCGGATGGAGTTCCTCACTAAACACAAACATACATTTAATGTGTATAAATAAGGAAAATGATGCAGGTACAAATGATTATTTTAGAATATATTACAACGAATCAAATAATAGATTATATGCACAGTATGGAGATAAAGAAGATGGAGTTAACCATACATATAAACAGAATTTTTGGCTTTTTCACTCACCTAGTGGAAACTACAATACAGCAAGATTAGCAGCAGGTTTACATACTGGTACTGGAACAGGTGGAGCTTCCACATATTGGAGTGCAACAAATAGAGGTAATGTTGGAGATGATAACTTTACAATGATAACAGTTACAAAGGGATCAAGCAATTCAGCAGCAAGTTCTAACCTAAAGGCTTATTGGAATGCAACAGACCTGGGAGTAGGTTTTTATTCAAGTGGTCAATCTGTAGGAACAGTTTCTATGGATGCTAGTCAAATAAGACAAATGATTGTTGGTGGAAATCTAAATATAGGTAGAAAAAAGATGGGTAATAGTTCAGCAACTTTATATAATGACTTTGCCTGGTGGGACACAGAATTAGATGCAGATGCAGTCACTGCTATATATAATAATGGTGCACCAATGGATTTAACTAGTGATTCTGGTAACTATGATAATAGTTCAGACCTGATAGGTTATTGGCAATGGGAAGATACTATAGGAGGTGGAGTAGGAGCATCAACAGTACCAGGTGGTGGAGTTGCAGACATGTATATTAACGGAAATTCAGATATAGTGGTATTTTAATTATGAAGTATTATCATATAACATATTCAGTTTGGGAATCCTTAAATAAGGATAATGTATCGTATAGAAAGTATAACGCAGACAGGTCTGAAGTTGCTGTTGCAACAACTGATACTGTTTCTACTAATATATCTTCATATAACACGGCAGGAGAACTTGCAGAGGCAATTGATGCAATTGAAGAATTTAGTGGATTAGAAGAATGGGAAATATATGAGATATTATATTACCCAGAAATAGACGACTAATATGGCAACACAAGCATTAACAGTAGACGGTGTATCAGGAGATACAGGTAATTTTACAATATCTTCAGAAGATGGTACTATAGTAGGAGTTATTTCTGATGGGTCCACAGATACTCATATTACACCTTCAACAGCAGATAAAACCCT